GGAAAATTGTTTAGGAAGGCTTAATAATGGTATTTAGAAATAATTTTAATAGAGGTATTTCTTTTGGTGAAAATCCTGAATTAGAAAAACAAGCACAAGATATTATTGAAAGACAACGAGCAGGTATTGCTGGTGGTGACGATAGACCACCTGCTGATGATGAAGAACAAGAATATTTAGATGCTCAAGCAGAGGCCAAACGTAAAGCTGCTGAAGAAGAAGCTAGACGTAAAGCTGAAGAAGAAGAAGCTAGACGTAAAGCTGAAGAAGAAGAAGCAAAAAAATATCCTTTAACTCTTTATAACGATAGAGGTGAAGATATTACAGTTAATTCTGCAAATGCAGAAGCTGGTGCTAGATCCGCAGGATTTAATCTAACTTCACCACCAGCAGGTGGTGGTACAGGTGGTACAGGTGGTACAGGTGGTCAAGGTGGTACAGGTGGTCAAGGTGGTACAGGTAGTCAAGGTCAAGGACAAGGTCAAGGTAGTTATGCAGCTTATCCAAAAGTTTTATATGATCCAAATACAGGAGAATCAAGAACTGTTAATTTTCCGCAAGATGAAATAAATGCAAGACGAGAAGGATTTACTTCACCAACACCTCCTCCAACACCAGCTCCTATAACTTTATATAAAACATTATTTAAAAGAGATCCTGACGGGTCATTACAAACAATTAATGTTCCTTACTTAACTGGACAAGATGCTACTTGGCAAGCGTATACAGGACAAGGTTGGTTTGAAGAAGACCCAGGTGTACCTGAAGCACCATTTGAACCTGTTGAATATAATCAAGGTGGAAATTGGTTTAAAATAACTGGTTATCCAGGAATTTCTGGCAATGCATACGCTATAGAATATGAATTAGACTCAGGTAGAAAAATATATTATTTAGCTTCTAGATCAGAATTAGATTCAATATTTGGTGAAGGTGCTAACCCTAGTCAAGTAACAAACATAAATTGGAGTGATTATAAATCTAACACTGAAAGATTTTTTGGCGGCGCTGCTTCAGAAATTATTGGTAGTGAAGATAACTTTGCTACTAGAGTAACTAGAGTTATTGAATCAGGTGGCACAAATGAACTTCCTTTACCTGACTTTGTGAAAGATAATCAAGATTTATTAGATATATTCTTTTTAGCAGTAGCAGAAGGTAAATCTCAAACTTGGTTGTTAAAACAAATGAGTAAGGAACAAGCATTTAAAGATGAGTTTCCTGGAATAGATAAAATATATTCTCAAACACAAGACTGGGCAAAATCAGTAGAAACATGGAACTTGTTTAGTGAAGAGATTACTAAATTAAATGTTAGATATGGAGAAACTGTTAATGTGTCAGACTTAGTAGAAGCATCAGTTAATAAAGGTTATAACATAGAAGATATCAGAAAAACTTACGAAATATTTGAACAAGCAGAAGGTAATGCTGATTTTTTAACTGCTTTTCAATCTATTATAGATGAAGACCCAGATGTTAGTTTTGATTTAACTTCAGCAGACGGAATTGTACAATTTTTTGAAGGTAAAGCACCTACAGAAATATACGACCTTTATGAAGCATCATCTATACAACAACAAGCTACAAGATTTGAACTAGGAATAAATGCAGATTCTGCAATACAATTAGCTTTACAAACACCTGGACAAATTACACCACAAAATATTTCACAAAGTTTACAAACTGCTGCAGTTAACATAGCAAGATTTAGAGAAGACTTAGATTTAAACAGATACGGATTAACTGAACAAGTATTAATTAATACTGCTTTAGGAGTAAAAACTCCTGGAATAAATGAAATAGAAGTTCAAGACGCTTTTTCTAGAATATTTCAAGAAAAACAAGAAATACAACCTTTTTTATTAAACAGTGAATCTGCAATATTTAGAGGTCAAAGAGACATTAGGTCTACTTAAAAAAATACTTTTAAAACGCTATGATTTCGGAATTAGTGTATATAATTAAAGTGTTAAGTTAGTACTCGAACAACTTAACCTAGAAAATCAGCTTCGAGTTATTAGAAACAACTAAATACCGCACGAACCCTCTAAGTGTGTGTAAGTCATAAGAGGAGTATTAATGACACAAGAATATGGAAGTGAGGCTGATTTGTCAGAAAACGAATCTATCCCAAATTTAAGAGACGCTTTAAAAGCATCTCAAGAAAAGACTAAAGAACTAGAAACTCAATTAACTGAGTCAAGTGCTGCTTTAAAGCAGTTTCAGGCAAAAGAGACTTTTAGATCTAACGGTTATTCAGAAGCACATGCTGAATTGTTTGTGAAAGCTAATCCAGAAGCAGAGATAAATACTGAATCTATTCAAGAATTTGTTAATGCCTATGATTTAAAGCCGCAAGTTCAAGAGCAAGTAAATAATGAAGGTATGAAAAATTTGTCTAGTGTTGCTCAGAAACCAACTGATAATGTAAATCAGATAGGTACTGCAGAAACACAACAGTTGACAAAAGCAGAATACAAGAAATTACAAGCTAGTGATCCAACGGCTGCACACGAAGCACTCATACAAGGACGTGTTACTTTAAGGGAAGACAACGTTTTAGGCGACAGTCTCAATTAATAAGTAATAGTAAATTATTAGAAGAAAGGACTGGTGTTTATAAATGGTCGACTTTACAAGTAACGATACAAATACCACTACGTATAATGATGTAGTTTATTCTGCAATCATTAACGATGATATTTTAGACGCACTACAAGCTGCCGTTGTAACTCCTCCACTTCTAGCAATGTTCGATTTGTCAGGACAACCGTCTAAAGCAGTAGATATTCCAATAGCTGATGCTGAATCAGCTGCTGCAGTTTCAGAAGGTGCAGAGCTTGCTAACACAGCACTCTCATCATCTAAAGCTACTCTTACTGCTTCTGAGGTCGGAATCATGGCAACAATCACAGACGTATTAGACGTATCTTCTATTGCCTCAACCCGTGGTGCTCAAATGAGACAAATGGGTAACGCAGTAGCTCAAAAGATTGACGTTGACATCTGTGCTTTGTTAGCTGGATTCGGAACCGCAGTAGGTTCTACTGGATCTAACTTAACACTTGCTAACTTATTCTCAGCAATTTATACCCTAGAAGCAGCTAATGCTCCTGGGCCTTATGTTGGTGTATTACACCCAGTTCAAATTGCTGACTTAAGAACTGCCGTTGAAGGTTCCTCTTCAGGAATATTTACCGGTGGCGGTGTTAGATCAGGTGCTGGAGAAATTGGAACAAACGAAGATACTGGATTTTTTGGTAACTTCATGGGGATTGACTTATATCAATCAACAAACGTTCCTACTGCAAACTCAGCTGCTGACCGTGCTGGTGGTATATTCTCAAAAGATTATGCTCTCGGTATGGTACAAAAATGGCCTGCAAAAACAGAAATCATGCGTTGGGCTCCAATTCGTGGTTTTGTTGTCGTAGTGTCATCTATGTATGGCGTTGGAGAAATCGTAGACAGTGCTGGTGTGGAAGTCACAACAGACGCTTAAGCGTTTTAAGTCTGGATAGGCAGAAAATTTTATTGTCGTGTGTTCCTATCAACACACACGACAAAGGAGAAATATGGCTGAAAAGAAAAAAACAAGAGCTAAAAATGAAAAAGGTCAATTTATAGCTGATGACCCTAGTACTCCTGATGTAAATGAAGCTTACGTTCAGGAAGATACAGACTCTCAGTATGTAAATACTAAAAAGTTTAAAAAACAAACTTTAAAGTTTACTGCTCAAGGTAAATATCCTGACGGCAGAAAAGTGCCTTTTAAGAATATGAAAACTATGAAAGCATTACAAGTTGATCCTGACGGTATGATTACTGGAAATGTAGTTCAATTACCTTGGGAACAAACTGTTAACAATGGTGTAGCTGGTAATCCTGAAGACCAAATAGGTCTTAAAAAATATGAAAGAAAAGGTTTTGTATTTTGTGTAAATGAAGACGGCTCACCTATTTTTTCTACTTTATGGGACGATTGGTCTGAATATGATCCAGTTTATGAAGCTAAAATTAGAGCATCTTATCAAGGTGAAGCTGGTAAATTTGGAACAAGAGCAACAACAAGTAGGACAATGACTGGTGTCTAGTAAGGCAAATAAGAAAAAAAAAGAATTTGAATTAAAAGATGCTTCCAAATTAATGGAAGACTCTTTTAAATTGGATAAACACCTGAAGCCTAAAGCTTCTGATTTAGGTAATGAAGAATTAGGTGACGGTGTTTTCCAGAAAAAAGTTCGTGTTCATAGAGATGCTAGTGGTGAAGTATCACAACTTATAGATGCTGACGCACCATTAACTAAAGAGGAAGAGTTAGCTCAATTAAAAGTTTATTCTAAAGTAGCTGAACAACCTCCTGTTATAAAAAACCCTCCTAGAACTGATAAAGGAAAAGTAATTCATATACTTGCAACTCGTCTTTTTGAAGACTATGTTAAGAATGCGAGCAATATGACTAGACCGAATCCACTGAGAGACGGAATACCTGGTTGTGCATGCCCTGTTAAGAGTAAGATAGGTTGTGTGGATTGGTGTGGTAAAGATAAGCTCGGTCCTAGGAAATGGACGGCATCAGCACAAGAGGTATACGATTGGATAGTAGAAGTAGTGAAGAGACGAGCTAATATAGTAGACTCGAGTAAGAAGAGTAAATAGTGGCTACCGCAGCTGCAGTTCAACAACGTGTAAAAGATTATCTTTATGGATCTGATTATATTAAAAGACCATTTACAGATTTTTTAAATCAAGACGGAAATGTCTCAGCAACAGATACAGTTATAACAGTTAATAACATTAATAGTTGGGCTGCTGGAGATATCGTAGAATTTAATACCGGAGAACAAGCTTATATTAAAAGTGTTTCTACAGATAACAATAGATTTACAGTAGCTAGGGCCTGGAACGGAACAACTGCTGCAACAGTAACTGATTTAACGGCAATAGAAAAAAATCCTAAATTTACCTTGTCTAAAATAGATAATGCAATTGCTGCAATAATTGAAGAGTTATATCCTGAAGTATATGTTTTTGCTACTGGTAGTGCTACTGCAAATAAAAACAGTTATTTCTACACAACTGCTGACACAGGCCTGAAAGAAGTTCTTTCTGTGTATTATCCTCGTTCTGGCTCTTTAGGTAGTGACGAACCTTGGGTAATTAACACTTGGAAAATGACAAAACACATGCACACCTCTGGCTTTGCCAATGGCATAGGTATAACAATGTGGGATTATGGTGAGTTATCTCACGGCGATACATTTTATTACACTTTTAAAAAGAAAATAGCAGCAACAACAGATTTATTGGACAGACAAGTTGAGTTAGTTGTGTTAGGTGCAGTCTTTAAACTTATGGGATCTACAGTTCCTTCAAGTACATTTGACTCAAAAGACGGAAGACAAGTAACTCAACCAGGACAGGAAAGTTCTGATTCAAGGTGGTTTTTAAGTGAATATCAACGTTCTCGTAAAGAAGAAAACATGAGACTTAAAGAAGAAGAACGTTTTGTTTTAACCAGTCGTCAAACTAGACGACAGAGGACGTATCGTGATTGATGGATACTTTCATGTACAACTCGGTAGTTATAAATACAGGTTAGCTAGTAACGCTCTTGATGCTCATTACACTGCTAAATTAGTAGCTCTTAATGCAAGTAACGCACAAGTTACACAATCATCAGAACAACAAATAGATTTAAATCCTGATTCACTAGTTTGGGAAAGTACTGATTGGTCAGGTGGTGAAGGTTCTAAAAAATGGAATCCGCAAAAAGCAAATATGTATGACATAAGTTATAAAGTAGATGCTTTACATACTCCAGGAAGTGTTAGATTAGCTAAAGATGTTGAAGCAAGTGGTATAAGTCAAAAAGGAAGTTTAGTAAAAGCTAACGATAAATTAGTTTTCTTTTCACAACAAGATGACACCTA